CTCTAACTTGAATTTTACAACCACTTGTTAAAATATCTGTATGCGTAAATAATTGGGTAGTTCTTGAATACCTTACTAAATCATTATTGTTTGCAATATTATCGTGCATAAATTCAACAGTTTTTCCGGTATCAGGAAAATATAAACGTGCGTCAAGTCTTGTATTTGATGCTCCGGCAGTTATATCGAAATCGTTTCTAACAATCATAACTCTACCGGCCCCAACTTCAGAAAAATCTAATGAGTTGGATGCTGAGTTCCATAAGTCGCCAGTTACAAAGCTAGGCTTGTATGTTGTTACTGTTCCGCTTCCGGCCTTGTCATTTGTTAAATCTGTCCAAACATTTGAAGTTAAATTTATTGGAGTTGTCGTTGTTGCCGAATCCTCATAATCAACCCATCCACCTTGCGAATCATACAAAGCATTTACTGAATTTTTTATTTCGTTTATATTAGCAGCAGTTACCTTATTAGCTTCAGGAAGTACTGAGGTTTGATTGTCTGATTTTGTTGAGAAAGTTATTTTAGCCATTATTTATATTTTATGATTGTAATTCGTTTTGTAATTCACTTTGTAAACCTCCAACTGCGTTAATTTGTTCAATCTTGTTTGATAGTTCAATTATACCTCTAAAATAAGTTGAATCTGCTAGATCATCTTCTAAATAGGTAACGCCATTGTTTACACTTGTATAAACATTAAATCCGTTAGGCGCTAAATCAATATAATTTGCAGACTTAGTTCTAACATTTTCAAGGCATTGTGAAACCATTAAATTAGTGTCTAATTGTCCACCATCATCTGAATAAAATTTTGAAATACATTCTATTCGTGTTATTGTTTCGGTTATGAATGATTGTTGATTTTGGTCTGTTTCGTCTGTTGAAACTGAATAAACTCTAATTAATGGATAGGTTGCATCCGTTGGAATACGATTGTAAATCGGTACGGCGACATTGTTAATTAAAACATTGCCGTTTAATTTTGCAATAATTCCTTTCCTTACATAGTGAATCGCCTCTAACATCTTATTTTATTGCTTTTTTAATTTCGCCATTTAAACGAGTTAATAATTTTTTTAATCCTATTCTAGCAGAGCCAAAGAAAAACGGCTGAGGTTTCATATAACCTGGCTTTGAGCCTTTAAATTGTTCGGCATAACTCTTTGGTATTCCTAGTTCTAGCATATCATCAAATGTTACAAAAGCACCCGTTCCAAATTCTAGGTAAGGCGCATATTTTGCTCCGGCTATAACCTCCACAGTTTTGCCTTTCTTTTCTGACCTTATTGATTGCCTTAGTGTACCCTTATCAACTGGTGCAGCTCTTTTTGCAATCCTAGCTATATCCATACCGGCCGAGCCTAATTCTCTTGATAACGTATTTTTATCAAAGGAACGCAAATTGTCTAACTTTTTTTTAAGTTGAGCCAAGTCAGATTGGTCGATTTTAATATTCATTTTATTGAGATTTTGTTGCTAATAATTTAGTATAAAAATCTAAATCAAACTCATACTTTTCATTTATACGATAATTCTTTGTACCGCCCTCTAATGTAAATATATCTCCTAACTGAATTAAATCTGCGGTATTTTTACGCATCATTATTTCAATCTGAACGTCTTGCGTTCTTTTACCTAGTTTGTCGCTTATATCTCCGCTAATTTGCTTTAAATTGCACCATACAGTTGCAACCTCTGACAAAGTAGAATTAAACCCGCCAAATTCATCAGGCGACTTAACTAATCGCTTTATTGTTATTTTAGAATCTAGTTTTCCGGCGTCCATTAAATAAACATAGTTTTATAAGACGTTAAAATTTGTCTTGTTGATGTTGGTATTTCTGAAACATTATCTTGCTCAGTAATAAAATCCGCCCTATTATCGTAATACGTTGATATAAGTTGCAACATCGCTTGTTTTACTAAAGAATCATTTATTCCTAATGTTACATAGGTAATTTTAACTCTTTCGGCAGAGCCTCCATCTAGTTCAATCGTTTCATTATCTAAGCCAAGTATTTCATAATCAGTTGTATCCGTTCCGTCAATAGTTATTTCTGAAATACTAGCAATCGGGCCAAAAGGTAAATCAAACAAACCATTGGTTGTATCTAAGTAGTACGTTCTATTTTTTGGAACAATATCTCTTGAAATATAATTTTCGCACCATATTCGAGCCTGAGAAATCATTGCGGTAATTAAATTATCGTCTGCACTTGTATCAATACGAGCGTAGTCTTTAACATTTTGAGCCGTTAATATTTCATTCCCGGTTGTTGCGTTGATTTTAATTTGCCTCATCTGATTTGATTTCTTTATATTCAACCTTTAGTTCTTTAGTCTCAAAGGTTTGCTTTTCTTTCTTTTTAGATATCTTAGATCCTAAACCTTTTTTTATCCAGTTCTCAGCAGTATTTGCGTCTAACTCTACAACATCGCCCTCATTGTAACGCTTGTCTCCTTTTAAAATGGATTGTTTTATTTTTAGTTTCATATTATGAATATTTTTGTAAAGATAAAAAAAAAGCGCCACATTAGTTTGCGACGCCTTTTCGTTGGAAAACAAAATTGAAAACATTTAAAGTTCTGCAAAGTTATTAAAAAATTTTAAATATTTAGGCGATGTTAATTCAAATGATTTTCGTTTGCCGTCATTTTTTAAAATAAAGAATCCGTCTTTGTCTCTGTAATAAATAGCAAAAAAATCTACGTCTTTTTTACTGTATGAGTTTTTCTTTGTATCTCTTAAAAAAACTCTTGTTCTGTTTTTATGATTGTGAACTGATTTAATTTGTACTTTAAACAATCCTTTAGGAGTTTCAATTATGCAGTCATATCTTGAGGTATGCAGTAAAGGAAAAGAAACATAAAAGCCTTGTTCCATTGCGGTAGTTGCAAACTTATATTCAGCTAAACATCCAATTTGACTGCTATCCATATCTGTAAAGATAACAAAATAAAAAAAACCCACGTTTTAACGTAGGTTAGTAGTCATTAGAAAGCATTTATACGCTATCTATTAGATGCGTTTAAGCAACTAAAACAACAATAATGTTTGCCTAAGGAAACATCAACTCCGCACTCCATACATTCGCTCCTTTCCTCTAAAGAATCTAAATGCTCGTTTAATTCGTGGTCAACTATACACATAACTTCTTTTTTTCTAGGTAATTAATTTCTCTTTCTAAACAAGTAATCGCCTTTTCTAAATCCTCAATCTCTGTGTCTTGGCTTTTTACTCCCGCCCTTACAATGTATTTAACGGCGTTTCCTCTAGCAAAGGATAAATTGTAATCGTTTGCTATATCTATGACGTCATAGTTTGCGCCATTGTCGTAGTGTTTTGGTTTGCTCATTATACGTTAAATATTAATCCCGTTAATAATCTGACGATGAAATAGCTAGGCGCTAAAATCAATACCAATGTTTGTAGTTTTTTCATTTTGTTTGTTTTATTTAAGTGTTTGTATTAATTTTAAAGTTTGTGCTTCAGTTAATCTTTCAAAACAAAATGTTTCACAACAAGATAACCAAGTTTTAAATTCTTTTTTTACTTTTGCAAGTTTTTTATTAGTTTTAGTTCTTTTTAACTTTACAAATTCGTGAGTGTTTAGGCTTAATATAGCGACTTGGTGTATTTCCCTACCTATGCTTATTAAATGATTTCCCGCTTTAAATGTTGTGTTTTCTGTAATCTTCATTTTGTTTGTCTTAACGTGGTAGTTTGTTTCCCACCCTCCAAAGATAAAACCTTTTTTGGAATTAAAAAAATATTTTCAGTTTTTTTTAAAGTTTTTTTTCATTTTATTTGTAAACCCTTGTAAATTAAGGGCATAAAAAAAGACCTAGAAATTAATCTAGGCCTTTCAAAATAAATTATTTTAGTTATTATGGAGTCTCTAATGCTGCGATTGCAGTTGAGAAAGTTCCATTTACAAACGCATTTGGTAAGTAGTTTGTTAAAGCAACTCTTTCGCTTACTCTAACAGTTACAAATCCATCTCTTACGTTAGTTCCATCCTCTCTAAAGAATTCAACATTTACACCTTGTCTAACCCATAACTGAGTACCGATACCAAAGTTTCCAATTAAGAAACTTCCCGCAGCGATTGCAGTGTTTTGAATTACTTTTACTCCTGAAAAAGAAGGTTGTAATCCGTTATAAACTTGGTCTTTCAAGTATTTGTTAGTTGAATCTTTTAACAATAAGATTTTGTTAAAGTCAGTAGGATTTAACATAATACAGTCAGCGCTATAATTCAATAATGATAATTGATTTAATGCAGCAACGATAACGTCAAACTCATTTGCAGATTCAACAGACTGATAAAAAGCACCACTTGCAGAAACATCAAAGTCAGCTGCGTCAGTAATGATTCCACTTAAATTAGCACCAGTTCCATCTCCGCTTAATATTTGAGCATCTTCTACTTCTAAAAGTTTCTCAGGCGCTCTTGCAGAAAGGTATGATGTTAATTGAGGCGTATCAGCTAACATTTCCTCAGAAATACGGAAGTAAGTTCCGATTTTTCTTACGTTAGCATCAGCCGCAGTCATATCAAAATCAGATTGTGTTAAAGTAGTACCTTCAGCAGTTGCAGCAGCACCATTAGAATATCCTGATTCTTTTACATATCTTACAACATCAGATTGAGTTGATCCAGTCGCTAGTAATTGTCTTACGTGAACTGGTCTTGTAGGGTCAAATTTATAACCTGGTACTCTGTCAGCCGGAATTACCTCTCCGGTAAAATCAGCAGCAACAGTCATATCTGCTTTTAATTCAAATGATGCGCTTCTTGAATTACCTTTTGCAATTCCTTCTACCGCTCCATTATCCAACGCCTCTTTTAAAGCACTTTTAAAAGTTACTTTCTTTTGGCTATTGAATTGTTTTTTGTTTGCTACTTCCATAGCGTCTAAACGCTCGTTTAATTTAGTAGCCATTTCGCTAACTCCTGATTTTACAATCTCGTTAGCTTTTTCAACAACGTTGTTTACAACGTCTGAATTAGATTTTTCAATCTTTGCGTCAATAGACTTGCTTATTCCGTCTATTTGACCTTTTAGTTCTTCGTTCATTTTTTACGAATTTAATGAATTTAATAAATAATTATACACTTCTGAATCATTGTTTTTTACTTCAATATTCGGCGAAGTGATAATTTCTGTCGGCTTCGTGAACTCAATAAATAATGATTTTAATTTTAATACTTCTGCTTCAATAGCGTAACCCATTTCGTCTGAAATGTCGCCTTTTCGCAATAGTTTAGAAAGGCTATCGTAACGTTTAGAGACTTTTTCTAAATCTACGTTTCCTTTTACATCTAATATTTTAGCTTGGTCATTAGCCGCCAATGTAACGGCGCTAATTTCATATAGTTTTACCTCGTTGATTTCTCTATAATCTCCCTTGTCTTGTTTTTGGATTGGTAATATACCTACACTATTTTCAGTTATTACTCCGCTTTTCATTAGTTCAACAACATCTTTTCCAAGTTGCGTTTTAGCAATCTCTGCAACAAAAACTAAACCTTTGTCATCCTCATACAATTCAGTCATTTTGCCGATTGGCTGATTCATATCGTGTTGATATAAATATTTAACCCTAGAGCCATTCTCGGCGATTGTCTTTTTGTAAGCGCCTTTCATAATTATATCAGAATCAGAATCTTTGTTTCCAAAGAATGATCCGTACCCTTTTATGATTCCGGCTTTTTCATCCGCATCGATTAACTCTCCAACTGGAGCTGCTTTATAAAGAATTGTATTCATATAGAAAAATTTTTGTAAATATACGATTTTTAAATTTTTTGATTTGCACCAAATGAAACACCAAAACCAATGTCAGAAATTTCTCCGGTCGCTTGTGCAGTTTCTTTAGGAAATGGCGCTATTGAACAACGGCAGTTAATTACCTCACTAGCCGGGCCGCTTGGGTCTCCCGGGTACATCATTAAAGCACCTCCAACCATAAAAGGCTCATTTTGAGGAACTGGCTCACTTGCACCGGCTTCGGCGTGTGTTGACCTAGTTCTGTCATCAAAAGACGCAATCCACTCTTTCATCATATCGGCCGCCGGGAATATTGTGTTTGCAGATTTTAAAGTTGCAAAATTCGCAGCACTTGTTGCCTCTGTTCTAACTAATCGCTCCGCTTGAAACGCCGAATACCTATTGAATTGGCTTCTTAAAATCCTAGTCTTTTCTGCAATACCTAAATTCTGAAAATCAATATCAGTCATTAAATTTTGCGTAACTTTTTGAAGTGTTGCTTTTGCCGTTCCACTTACTAAAGTAACCCTTTCAGCACCTACGGCAGAGCCATAAGACGCAAAAGAATTTTGCCATTCACTAACATATTGATTTGGATTAACTCCCTTTTTTATGTATTTATCAAAATTTCTTGCATACCATTTGGCAAATTGTAAACCAATATCAGAATATAAATCACGATAAATTTTAATTAATTCACTTGTACTAAATAAAAGTTGAAAAGATGTTTGACCACTAGACAAAAAAGATTCTGCTCCTTTATAGTATTGGTTTTTATAGTATCGCCTTACTTTAGAGGATTGCCTTTTTTCGGCTTTGTCCAATTCCTTTTCAAAAGCCTTTTGCCATTTGTCTTTGTCTAACCTCAATTAGTCGTCTTTTAATTTGTTTACTTCTCTTATTGCCCAATCAACCCCGGCAGTTCCACCCCATAAGTTCCAAGCAACGTAGCCGTTGTCCTTCCAAGGCTCTCCCTTATATTTAGGATCTATCTTTGCGTTTTCTCTGTGGCGATTAAATTGTGCCATTCTTTTAACAACATCTAAAGAAATATTATCTCTGTTTGCGAGTTGCGATGCTCTACGCCAACCGACTTCTGTTCCCGCAGTAACAACATCACGCCCATATTTTTCACGCCATTCAATCATCCTTTTTGCGTTGTTGGTTGCAGATTGAGGATAATTATTATAAGTTTCAGCCTTAATTATTTCGTTTTTTTTTTGACCTAAAAACTTGTTTACGTCTACATCTATTGGCTCAATGGGTAAATCAATATCGCTTGGATTTGTTGGAATTAAATTAGCCGGAATAAAGTAATCGTCTAATTGAGTATTTTCCTCATCTTTTCCGTAGTTCATTGCAGAACGCTTTTCGTTTGGAGTAATCCACCAGGCCTTTGATAATTGGTCAACTACCTTTTCAGTTTCCTCTTGCATCTCAGGAATTACAGAAAAATCAAACTCAATACAAAGTTTGTCGCCATATTTAGGCGCTAACCATCTGTTTAATTCGTCTTTAATTTTTATAAGTTCCGGAATAACTGCGTTTTGATATAATGCTTTTTTAGCCTCTTTCATATTGTTGTAAGAGGATGAATCAGTATTGTTTAGTAATTGCACCGGTACATTGTAGATGTTACATAAATCTTTTATTGAGGCGTTGTATTGTGCTATCAAAGAAACATCAGAGGCATTTAATCCAAAATTAACCCAACTCATTTTGTTTGGAGTTATGATAATATCTCCGGCATTGTCCGAGCCTTGGTGCTGACGTCTGAATTTATCTTTTAACTGTTGCGCTTGTACCTCGTTAATATCGCCCATCTCAGAAGTTAGTAAACCTCTTGCAGTTTGGTTTTGTAAATATTTTACTCCCGTTTGTACCGCCTCATTGTTTGTTGTTAAAGAACGCAAACCCGCTCTTAATGGCGATTGTCCGTACATATGCGATCCAGTACCATCATAGTAAGGATTGAAGTCTTTAATGTGGCATATTTCAGACGCATCAATGTATTTTGTTCCGTTGTATTCTAATTTATATTTAGATACTGGCTCCATTATACCATTAGATATAATCTCCATCACTTGCGACGGCATAACATACAACTCTGTAAATTTGCCAACATTTGCTCCCGTATCAGGGCCAATTCCATAAATATATCTGTTCCCGGTTAATTTACCAAAAGCAATTAATTCCGTTAGCCAAGCATTGTAAGACTGTGCCGGATTTGGTCGCTCTAATATTTTATGTAATTCAGTATCTTGTAATTCAACCAATGCGTTTTTTTGCAATAATGACGCCTTTTGAATAGACGCTGCATCCATCATTCCTGAAGTTAAAGCCTTATATCTTTTATAATCGTTTTCGTTTGTCTTTTCATAAACTTGAAACGGAATTGTTGTTGCCGCCTTTGTGATTAAATTAATCAAAGAATATATTGTTGCGTTTTTCTGATACCCTTGCGTAATATAAGAATCATCGTTCTCAGTATTCCAAAGAACAGAATTACCTAGCCAGTTATAAATGGCTCTGTTATATTGCTCGTTTGTGTTTTGATTTTTTTTTGAAAAATTGAATCGGTCAAAGAATGAGGCCATATTTTAAAGTAATATAAAATTTTCGTAAAAATACAAAATTTAAAATTGTTTTTAAACTACAAAAA